TGCATAATAACTCTAATTCTAAAGACCCAGAAGTACAATTTACACACGACCTTTTAAGCGAATATAGCTCTGCCAGAGAAAACTGGGCAAAGCAAGCAGTAGAGGATAATGAATTTCGTAATGGTAAGCAATGGACAAAAGAACAGTCTGACGCATTACGTAATAAAGCTCAAGAACCAATTGTAGTAAATGTAATTTTTTCTGCAGTAGAGCAAGCTAAAGCTTTGCTTACTGCTAACAAACCACGATTTCAGTCAACTGCCAGAGAAACCAGCGATACAGAAGTTGGTCGTTTATTTTCTGACTTGATGTCCTACGTCTGGGATAATTCCAATGGCAACGTAGAACTCAAGCAAGCTATTGATGATTACTATGTTAAGGGCATGGGAGTTATGATGGCATATACTGACCCAGATAAAGACTTTGGTCGTGGTGAAGTTTGTCTTAAGTCACTAGATCCACTTGAAGTGTATTTTGACCCTAGTAGTAAAGACCCATTTTGTAGAGATTCTGGTCATATTTTAGTAGCAAAATTAATGAGTCAAAATCAATTAATTCAATATTATCCAGAATATGAAGAAGAAATAAAAAAGGTACAAGAAACTAGTCATATAAATATTACTTCAGAAAGTAGACATGCTTTAAAATCAGAAGATGTTACTTTAAAAAGTAGAATTGCTGGAGAAGAGTTATCGGGAGATAGAGAACTAGAAATGTTTACAAGGTATTCAAAAGTACGTATGCCTTATTTTAAAATATATGACCCATATGCAAATGAAGAAAAAGTATTAAATACAGAAGAATACAAAGATTATCAGAATGAAGAAATAGTTATTTTAACTAATTCTAATGGTGAACAGCAAATATTTACAGATGAAAAAGAAGTAAGAGGATATATTCAATTACATGAAAGTGTAGGAGACACATTTCATTTAATGCAAGACCCTATGTCAGGACAACCAGTTCCAATGGCAGGAGAAGAACATGAAGGTTCTATTCCAAATTCAACAAGTCATATTGACATTGCTAGTAAGATGCATTTAATAGAAGAAGAAAAAATATTAGTTAATGAAATTGAAATAACAAATATTAAACAATGTGTTTCTATAGGTGATATGATGCTATATCAATCAATACTGCCTATAGAAGAATATCCTATAGTGCCAATTATGAATGGTTTTAATCGTAATCCTTATCCAATGTCTGATGTCAGACTTGTAAAAGGTTTACAAGAGTATATAAATAAAATTCGTTCATTAATAATTGCACATGCATCTAGTAGTACAAACGTAAAATTATTAATTCCTCGTGGTGCAGTAAATAAACAGCAAGTAGAGCAGGATTGGGGTAGGGCTGGAACAGCGGTTATAGAGTTTGACCCAGAGTTAGGCAGTCCTATAGTAGCATCTCCAATTCCTTTGCCAAATGAGTTATATAAAAATGAGGCAGATGCTAAAGCTGATATTGAAAGAATCCTTGGTATATACGCTTTAATGCAGGGCGACATGGGTGCTGCACCACAAACTTTTAAAGGTACTGTAGCTTTAGATGAATACGGACAAAGACGTATTAAATCTAAAAGAGATGATATTGAAGAAGGTTTAAATCAATTAGGTAAAGTAGTTTTAGGCTTAATGCAGTATGTATATACAGATCAAAAAGTTTTAAGATTAATGCAACCAAATAATAAACCTAAAGAAGTTGTAGTAAATAGTCCTTTATATGATGATATAGGTAATGTAGTAGGAAAGTTAAATGATATTACAGTAGGTAAATATGATATTATTGTAGCATCTGGCTCAACATTGCCAAGTAATCGCTGGGCAAGATTTGAGTATTATATGCAGTTATATCAAGCTGGTTTAATTGACCAAATAGAGTTATTAAAACAAACTGATGTTGCAGACATGGAAGGTGTTTTACAGCGAAATGGTCAAATGCAACAAATGCAACAGCAGGTGCAAGCACAATCTGAAGAGATTAAAAAACTTAAAGGTGATTTGCAAACTGCACAGAGGGAATCACTACATGATAGAAAGCGTGTAGAAGTAAAAGAATTTGAAAAGAAACTTGCTAAAGCAGAAGCTAAAGTAGAAATGGCACAACAATTATATAAAGCTAGATTAGGTGATGAACTTAAAATGGCTAGAAATGATTTATCTGAAGCAAGTGAAAACAATCCACAACGTCAAATGAATGAACGTATATTAAGTTTGGATGAGGCATAAAAGATTGAGGAAGCGGTTGCTGGAATTAACCAAATCGCAAAAAAGGAAAAGAAAATGGAAAAATTGGAAGTAGTTGATGCTGGTACTGCACCCGCAGGTAACGTAGAAATGTTTCAAGGAGAGTTGTCTGCAGAGGCACCTCAAGTTAAATCAGTTCCTAACGTTGACTTAGACCCTGCTACAGGGCAAGAGGTTGCAGAACCAATTAGCCAAACCACAGAAAACGGTGTTAACCAAAAGGAAGACACTAATAGGTATGAGTACTGGCAGTCACAGGCTGATAAAGCCAAGAGTGAGTTGTCTGGACTTAGAGAAGAACTGGAGTATTATAAAAATGGTCTACAGCCTGTAGAGCAAATGATACGTCAAAATCCAGAGGTTCTCCAAAGTTTAGAAACCAAGCTCTCCAACGGACAACCTGTAGGACAAACCCAAATGGGAGTTCAACAGTCTTCGTTGAAGGAGCCAACAGAACCTGAAAAACCAGTTAATTACAATGAAGTCGATGCTTATAACGACCCAGAATCAAAGTCGTTTCAGTATCGAATGGCTAAAGAAAACTATAGAGATGAATATCTTGGTTATCTAAAAGGTGTTGATGCACAACGTCAGTCTGATATGCAATCTGCATATCAAAGACAAGCTGCTGCTCAACAAGAAGAAGCTATGAGGCAACAAGCATATAGTCATGCTGTTAATTCATATGGCTGGGATAATCAAAAAGCAGGTGAGTTTATTCAATGGGCTTCTGCTCCTGATAATCTATCTATGGATAATTTAGCTAAGTTATTTGAATTAAGAACAAATGCGAACCCAGTAGTGCAACAAAAAACACAAGAAATGCAAAATCAAGCTCAAAGGTTATCGGTACCTAAAGACCCTTCTGTAATTACAGGAAAGTCTGAACAGCCAAGAACTGAAGAGCAAGCATTTAGTGATGCATTACTAGGACGCTAAGTAAAAAAGGAGTCAAATAAATGGCTGCAACAACAAAAAACTTAGAAGCTAGTGGAGTACTATATGATGATCGCCGAGATTTTTATGTAGACCCACAAGTAACTAAGGAACTATGGACTGACGTTGCTCCCTTTACTACAATGGTTAGTAATCAGGAAATGCGTTCAGTACCAGACCCTATATTCAAAATGTTTGAACATAGAAACCCTTGGGTAAAACAAGAGTTTCAAGCTGCAGAAGGAGCTACATTAGATAATAATGATGCTGGAGATTCTTTAGAAGTTGATGGTATTTACAATCTATCATCTTCACCAGATTCTTCTTGGATTGGGTTAACTTGTGAAATATGGGATGTAACTAAAACAACCAACAGAGGTATTGCAATTATTACAGCTATACCAGAAGCTAATCACATTACTGTAAAAGCATTAAGTGCTATTTCAGTTTCTAATAATGATTATTTTTGTGTAGTTGGTAATGCACATGGTGAAGGTAGTTCTGCACCAGATGCTTGGGCTGATGAACTTTCAGTTGTTCACAATTCTACTCAGATTTTTAAAACTCCTCTACAAGTAACAGGTACGCTTCAAGCTGCTGTTCTTCGTGGAGAGTCTTCTGAGCTAGCAAGATTGCGTAGACAGAAAGCACAAGAACACAAAATGCAAAAAGAAAAAGCTTTTCTTTTTGGTAAAAGATTAGGTGGTACAGATTTAGCTGATGCTAGAGATGGTGCAGCTAATGAATCTTTTACTGATGGTGGAAGAACAGATACAGCTGGAAATCTTATAAGAACTACTTATGGGATTGTAAGCGCCATAGAAACTTATGGCTCTTCAGATGCAACTAAAGATTATGAAAATATCTTTACTGTTTCTGAAGCAAGTTATTCTTATGGTAACTTTGTAGATGATATGGAAAAAGTATTTCAGTATGTACCAGAAGCAGGTGTTAAGCGTGCTTTTGTAGGTGCTGGTGCTTTAGGATACTGGTCTAAAATGGCTGGTGATTCTGGATTATCTGGAAATTCTGGATGGAGTGTTAATCTTGGTGACATGAAGCGTGATTCATTAGGCTTTAATTATAGAGTACTTGAAACACCTCATGGCATGTTACAGTTAATTCCAACTCCAGCATTGCGTAATCAGTATAATAAGTACATGGTTGTAGTTTCTGATGAGAATCTATTCCATGCACAATACAGACCAGCAATGTATCAGGCTAATATTAAAACTGACAATGCCTTTGATGGTGTTAAAGACCAATATATGTCTGATGAAGGACTTGGTATACAGCTAATTGAGAGTCATTCTTTGTTTAAAATTACAGATTAAGGAGGCTTATTATGGCTAGACCTTATTTAGGTGGTTCAAGTGCAAGTGTAGAAACACTTACAGATAATAAAAGTCTAGGCGTTGGTGATAGTGGGAAAGTATTTCTCATTGGAACTGATGCTAAAGTAGTGACTTTACCTGCAAGTGCTAAAGGTATCGAATATACATTCGTTAACATTGGAGCAGATGGTAATAACATTATTACTATTAGTCCTAATGCTAGTGATGCTATTCATGGAACAACTTGCGCTAGTACTAATGTTGTACTCGGTGGAGTAGATAACAAAGACCTCATAAATACTAAAGCTACTGCAACAACTGGAGATAGTTGTAAGCTAGTTGGCGATGGTAATGTTGGTTGGTACATGGTTAGTTGTACAGGTATTTGGGCAAGTGAAGCTTAAATACAATAACTAAAAGAGCGAGGGGCTTTATGCCCCTCCTCTTGCAAGGGAATTATGGCAAAAAAGAAAACAATTAAAAAAAAGAAAGCGGTTAAACCGAGTAAAAAAAAAGATCCAGTTATGGACGCTCTAAGAAAACCTATTAAAATATGACACACACAGAATTAAACGCATACATTAAAAAAGTATTTCCTGATGAATTAGATTCTGATATAGCTTTGCATTTAACAGAAGCGTCTAGAGATTTTACTAGTAGAACTAAAATATTAAAAGGTGTTAAAACGTTTAATACTGTAGTAGACCAACGTTATTATGATTTAAATGATTTAGATGGAGATGGTAGTGAAACAGACCAAAGACATATAGTAGAAGTAAATAAAGTAGACTATGATAATTATACAATTCAACGTTTAGTTACACCTCCAGATGAAGTGGATATAACATAATGGCTAGAACTAATGCACAAAAACATAATTGGTGGGTTGAGCGCAATCAAATAGGTATTGTTAAGTCAAGCACATCAGCAACTACTACATTTACAAGTCCTAGTGAAGTAAAAGAAATACGTTTATATGTTTCTAGAAATGATTGGGATTTTAAA